CCAACCGTTTTTTGCCTGCCTTTCCCCATCCCCCCCCCTGCCGCAGCTTGGCTTCCGTAGACTGCTTGGCCAGCGAGTGTTCCAGCGAAACGATTTTTTCACGGATTTTCACGCCGTCCTTGCCGCCCGCATCCACCAGCGACAGCTTTTCCTTCCAATAGGCGCGTTCGCGGTTCAAATCCCAATCGGCATGGGTCTTGCCCTCGACACGCATTTCCTCGTGGGCGAGTTTTTGCGCCTTGATTTCGGCTTCCCACTGCTGCATTTGGTCATTCTTGCCGCCTGATCCGCCCGAACCTCCGCCGCCCCTTCTCCTGCCGCCCCCGCCTCCGCCGCCGGAAGGTACGGAACGGCGCGAAGAACCACCTCCGCCTCCGCCTCCCGCCGATTTGCCGGACGGCCTTTTACTTGCAAAGTATTGCTGCAATCCTCCCTGTTGCTGACGTGCCACCTCTTCCGCATAGATTTCGTTGATGCTTCGTCCTGCTTTCGGCGTATTTTGCACCGGTCCTTTTTCGACGAGATTAACGCCCTTGACCGTGCCGATGCTTATGCCGGGCACTTTGTTGGCCAGCTCGATAACGCTGTTGATACCGAAAATAGCCGAATTGACCAAGTTTTCTATGCTGCCGATGGCCGCTTTGGCCGCAGCGACTGAGCCGTTCTGAATCGCCGCCCACAAATCGCCGAAGGATTCGATAGCGAAAACAATCGCCGTCCTAATAATTGCGCCGAAAGCATCAAAAACCTTGCCGATTTTCTCCAGCAATCCCGTAAAGCCTTCGCCCGTATCGCTGAAAAATCCGCCGAAGGCCGCCGTTTGTCCGTCTGCCGAATCACTGCCCGCACTGGTAATATCGTTATAGACGGCCTCAATCAAGCCGCCCAATCCTTCATAGCCCGTGCGGATTAAATCGAAAACATCGGATGCAATGCTGCCTAACACATCCATGGCTTCGCCGAGGTTGCCCGTTGCGGCCAACAGGCCGACCACCAAGGCCGTAGCGGCAACAAGCGGATTGGCCGCCATCAGCGTCCACAAACCCTGAACCGCACCCGTCAGCCCGCCGACGGCAATCGTCAGGCCGCCGAAAGACTGCACCAGCATAGCGATTCCGACCAATACCGCCGCGCCGACCAACTCTTTCAAGTGGTTGGCGACAAAGGCAATCACGGCGGCCACGCGGGACATAATGCCCGTCCCGTTCATCATATCGCCGACCAGGCTTTGCCAGTTATTGCGGAAAATCTGCAAGGCGTTACCCATCGTCATCGGCATTTTCGCCGCCTGCTCCGCGAACTTTTCCGCCGAACCGGAAATGGCTTGGAAAATCACATCCGCCGTCAGCTTGCCTTCACTGCCCAGCTTTTTGATTTCAGTGCGGGATTTGCCCATGTATTCCGCGATGGTATCCAACAGGATAGGCGCGGCTTCGGCAATCGATTTAAATTCGTCGCCCTGCAATACCCCGCTGCCCAAGGCCTGTGAAAGCTGCAACAAGGCCGCAGACTGCTGCTCCGTCGCCACGCCGCCGATGGTCATAGCGTTATTCGTGGCTTCGGTAAATTTCAGTACCTCTTCCTGCGAATAGCCGTAGTCCTTCAACGCACGGCTGCTCTTCACATACAATTCGGTCGTGGCCGACAAATCCGCCCGCGTCTGATTGGCTACCTGCAACAAACGGCCTTTTACCGCCGCAAATTCCGCCTCTCCCGCCGTTGTCTGCCGTACTTGGTTGTCCAGCACCTGCATCTTATCGGCGGTTTCGGCCATCCCTTTTGCAAACGACACCAGCGCGAAACCGGCAAACAAGCCTTTCAGACGGCCTATTACACCGGCAAAGCCGCCGGCTGCTGATTCGGCCTTCTTTAAGTCCTCGTTCAACTGCTTGACCTTGCGCTGATAAACCTCCACGTCGATTGCGCCGACTTCAAGCAGTTTGTTTGCCAAAGCCAGTTCGGACTTAAACTTCTCCATCGGCGTGCGCGTTTCCAAATACATGCGCTTGGCCGATTCCGTGATTTTGCGGAATACCGCTTCTTGCGCCGCGCCGACGTCTTTCAGGCTGTCCGGATTGAAATGCAGCCCCTCTTGAAAGGCCTTCCGCACATCGGCCATCTGCGCCTGAATCCGCGCCTTCACGTTTGCGATAGCATCTTCAATCTGCTTGGCCGCAGCGGAAGCCGCATCGGCCGCGCCGTCAAAGCCCGCCGCCGTTTCGTTCTGCGCCGTAATCTTGATTTTGGCTTCTAAATCGCTCATATCGCCACCTGTAAAAAAGCCGCCCGATACCGGACGGCGTTACCATTCATGCTTTCATCTTCAGACGGCCTATGCTTCCAACAATTCCGCCCCTGCAAAAATACTGTCTGCATTTCCTTCTTCCACCGCCTTGCGGTACAGCCATTCTTTGCATGATTCGCCTTCGGCAGGCAGGCCGCCTATCGTCAAAGAGTGCGAACAAAGCGGATTGCGCCCTAATTCATGCGCTTTCTTTGACACATAACCGTTCAGCGTCGCAGTCGCGCTGCCGTACTTGTAGTCGATGCCCACATATTCGATAACGTGGTAGGACGCCACTGCGCCGGTGCTTTCGTCTTCGATTTCGTGCTTGATTGCGATTGCTTGTTTTGCCATGATTTTTCCTTTCTAGGCATTAAAAAACCCGCTTTCGCGGGCAGAAAAAAGCCGTCTTTTCAGACGGCCTGTTTAAAACATACGGTCTTCCGGAACCAATACTTCAACATCCCGCAATTCCATCCACTGCCAGCTGTTGCGTGCCGACAGGATGACGGCGTTGCTGCTCGAAGCCTGATTGACTTCACGCGTATACTGACGTGGCGCGGCGGCGTGGTTAGCCGTACTGTTTGCCTTGATTGCCGTGGCCGTACCATCCTGCATCCAAACGATACCGTTCGCCCATTCGGGGTTGTTATCGGTCAGATACTTCAGCCGCAGGCCATAGATGTCGTCCGGCAGGCCGTAGACTGCCTTCCACATTCCATTTTCCAGCCAGCCCACTTTCAGGCGGACGTAATCCGTCAGCCTGCGCCAGACCATTTTGCCGATTAAGGTTTTGTATTCGGCATCCGACGGCGACAGATAGGCCGTCTGAAGGCAGGGTATCGGCGTGGTCGGGGTTTCGTTTTCCTCCAACTGCAACCGCAGCAGTACGCTTTTGTTGCGCGGCAACACATACCAACCGTAGGAGGTGGTTGCCGTGTAGTCGGTTTTGACACCAATTGTGTTGTGTTTTTCATCCTTCATCACACTTGTAACCCGCGTCTCGAAAGAGCGGGAAACAGGCTGTCGCTGGCCGTCTACCAGAAATTCCGCCGTCGCCTGATTACGGCGGGCGTGGTCGGGGTTCACAGTACGTACCTCGAAGTCGGGGCGCACCATCATCGGCAGGGCTTCCGCCTGAATTGATGCTTCCCAAACCGTGTTCGACAGCTTCTTCATCCGCACCACTTTCATCACATCCCCTTCAATGCGGGATGCTTTGATTGTGCCGTTAAAATAGCCTGATTCCCCCTCGATCCGCCCTCGTACAACTGCGTTTTGTGCGACCAGCGAACCGTCAGATGAAACTGTAAATTGCCCGCCGCCGATATTCAGGCTGCCGCCGCTGATATTCCCCATATCGGCGGAAATAGCGGACAAGTTGTTCACATTCAGCTTATCAGCCGTGATACTTCCGGCCGCCATTTCTCGCGCGGTAACGCTTCCAGCAGTCAGGCGGTTTGCGTTCAGCGTGTTTGCCGTGATTTTATCGCCGTGAATATCCCCAGCGTTCAATCTATCAACAATCGCTTTGCCGTTTACCACCAGTTCGCCGTTCACGCCGACACGGTTTTTCTGCGTATCAATCACAAATGGGAACACATCAGCCTTGCCAGTCGACCCAACGCCGAAACGGTCGGCGTTCACGATAAACTTGCTTTCAGGCGTTCCGTTTTTCGGCGTGGTTGCCAAGCCGTAGCCCGCCACCCTGCCGTTTACGTCCACCTTGACCGTGTACTGCGCTTCCAGCCCGTTAATGCTCCGGGCATGGGTTTGCACCGCCGCCGTATTGCCGTTTACTGATGTTTGCAGGGTCGTTATCCTTTCCGTTACCGCCCTGATATCGCCTCCAGCCTTGGTAACCGCCCGTTCACATTTGGGATTCCCGCCCCTGCCGTGCGCGCCCCCGCCCGCCGCCCCTCCGCCCCCCCGCCGCACCGCATCGGCCTTGGCTTGCGCGCCGATTGCCGTTTCGTCTGCCGCCCACTCCGTCCACAGGTCTTTCGTGTAGTTGTACACGCCGCCTGCGTAGGTGTGTGCCGTATCGGATTTACGCCGCATGACCGTGCCGTCTTGCAGGTAGGCCGTCTGAAAAATCCTTCCGCCCGACGGATCGCCCCAAGGTACGACGGTTTCCAGCGCAGCAAATCCGCCGCCCAAGCCCAGTACGTCGGCCTGTTTGAACTCCGAAACCGTACTGCGCGGATGGTTGGCGTAATACCACGACGGCGGCTGATTGTCCTTGCGGGTGTCGGGTATCGTAAATTTTGCCTGCAACCGACGGATTTCTTCCGCCCGCGCCCCATCGTTGCGGACAACGGTTTCCCGCAGCATATTGATGCTGCCTTCCGCCGATGCCACGCGTCCGGCCAAGGTTTCCCGCGCCTGTGCTTCCGCCCGGTCTCCTTCCGCACGCGCCCGCTTTTCCGCTTCCAAACCTGCGGCGGTGTTACCCTGTGCGGCAGTTACGGCTTGGATTTGCCGCGCCTGTTCGGCGTTCACGGCTTCTTCGGCAGTTATCTTCGTGCCAAGCTCGCGTGCTTTGGCTGTCAAATCATCGGCCGCCTTTCTAAAGGCCGTCTGAATCCGCGCATTCACACTACCGGCTCCGCTGCCGTCTATCAAAGCGATTTTGTCGCGCAAGGCCTTATTCAAACTGCTTTCGGCCAAGTCGCGCACGGTAACGTCCACGTCATAGACGGTAAATGCCGCACTGCTGCTGACCTGCAAGCCCGTTTTGTCAAAGCTGTCATAACCGGCCGCCCGAACGTAATAAGTCTTTCCTCCTTCCAAGGGGCTTCCATTGCATTTCGCAATGGTTACAAACGTTTCCGCGCCGTCGTACACACGGTTTGCATCAACCGTAGGGCAGGCGGGATTGTCAGACACCCACAAAATGATGCCTGCAAAATCTTCTTCAGACGGCCTTTCACATTGGAAAAACGCCTGACGCAAGCCGCTGTCAATTTGGATGCCCGTCAGTGCTTTAAGTTGGGGATTCTGCGCCACTACCTGCGCCCATGCGCCGGTCTTCCCGGTAACGGCACGTCCGCGCACCTTGAAAACCACATTGCGCACCTGCCCGCCGTCGGCTTTCATGTCGGCCAGCGTGTAAGTGTAACCGTTGGCAGTGATGCCGTTGATTGCCCGCAAGCGGGTTTGGCTGCCTGCGGCGTAGATTTCCACGTCGTAGGTGTCCGCGCCGTCCAGCTTGTCCCACGCCAGCACGGCTTCACGGCCATACGCCCATGATGAAGTCAGGCGCAGGTTAGCTATCTGTCCAAGCGGCGCGCCGATAATGCGGTACGAATAGGCCGGTACTTCGGCCAAATCCTGCGCCCCGCTGCCGAAAACATTGTGCGAAACCAGCTTGACCCACACCGTGCGGCCTATCCAATCACGCGGCACGGGATACTTGAACAGCGATTCGTCCACACGCACAAACGGCCTTCCCGCCTCATGCCTGTCGATGTTGCTGCCATACGCACCGCGCGTCAGGTTGCCCAACACATAACGCCCGACACCTTTCAATTCGGCGGTTTCGTAAGCCAAAAACTCGCCGTCCACATAACACAAGGTCAATAAATCGCGGCTGTCCTGCTCCGTGCCACCCGTCAGTTGCCCTGCGCCGATTTCCACGCCTAAAGTATTGGCACGGTCAAATACCGCACCTGCGGGCAGTGCCGCCGTCAGGCTGCCGTAACGCGCTTTCCCGCTTACCGCACCGACGCGGGTGTAACTGTCGCCATTGGTCGATACCCATACTTCCGCGCCGCCCCACATATCGCCGCCTGCGGTTGCCAGCCATATTTCAGGCTCGCCGCCCGTCAGTTGCAGGGGGGCTTCGAATATTACCGGCGCGTGTGCATTGCCGGGCGATACATTGTAGTCCGCCGAATAACCCAATGACGGCTGTGTCGGATACTCTGTCGCCGATGCCGTACCAAACGGAAAGTCTTCCGCCTTCACGTTCAATACGCCGTCTTCGTCTTCTTCGATTTCGGTAATGCGGACGGGGGTTTTATCCAAACCTAAGCCGCCATCGGTCAGCGTAACCAAGTCCATAGGCTCAAGCAGGCAATATTTCCAGCCCAGCTTAAATTCATACTCATTGCGGACGTATAGGGCGCGTTGCAACAGCAATTGCGCCACCTGACGCGCTACCTTCGCATCACAGATGCCGTGCATCTTCACCGCATCCTTCGGACGGATGCCGTATTGCTCGATATTCGCCTGGTCTTTTGCTTCCGCCACGGCGATGTTGTAGTCGTTTGCACGGTCGAGATACTCAATCTGCACCTGATTGTATGCGTCGGCGTTCGTCTTGCGCTCCACGCGCACAGGGTCTTCCGCGCCCGAAACGATAAAATCGTCATCCGTCAAATCATACAGCGGGGTCAGGTTCGGAATATAGGTCGCACCGTTGCCGGACAAGCCCGAATCACCGTATGGGACGATTTTCAGACGGCCTTGAGAAAACACCGCCGCCGAATTGGTCTGCTCCAACAGTTCGGCAATATTGCGCTGTGCTTCCTGCTGCTCGCTGTAAACAGGGCTTAAAAAGATACCTGCCGCTCGGCAATAAGTGCCGTAAACATCCGTATCGCCCAGATTTTCAACCGGGAAGCCGCAACCGTACTTCTGATTGGTCAGCAAATCGCGGATGATGTCGCGCGGATTGGCATCGACAATCGAAGTTGAGTAGCCCAGCTTGCCGTCCACCTCGAAATTATGGCTGTAAATCTGTGCCGATTTCGTCAATTCGTAGTTCGGGCTGCACAAATAGGCCGTTCCCGAATAGCTGATGGCCTGCGCCGCATGTTTCGCCTGCTGCAAGTGCGGCCATACGGGCTGCTCTTCGCCGCCCTTGTACAAAGTCAGGCGCAACGAAGCGGGCGAAGAGAATTTCTCCTTATCCCGCCAAATGCGTGTAACGCCTTTGATTTCGCCTTCACACAAAGCCATCATGACGGCGGCTTCGTAGGTGTACTTCACGTCTTCCTGCTTCACACCACCGCCGCCCTTGCCGCCCTGCCGCGTCGTGGTCTTATGCTCGTAGGTCGTAAAATCGCCATACCAAACCAAATTGCCCGCCACGCGCGCGCGCCCGTACACCACCGGCAGAGTCAGTCCCTGCGACGACTGCTGTACCTGCAACGACAGAATCCGTTGTTCGGAAGTCGAAATAGTAGAAGATTTACCGCCCATAAAACCACCTTAAAACGCCGGTGCCGGTTTAACTGCCGTCCGGCACAAAATCAAAATAACGCACCCCGCGCCCTGACAATTCCGCCTGTCCCATATCGTCCAGCACCACCCCGCGCCCGACGTAGCTGTGAATGACTTGGTTTCCGCCGATGCAGATGCCGCCGTGCGAAAACGTCCGCCCGAAACGCCATACCGCGATGCCGCCAACCTGCGGCGTTTCCA